TCATGCTCCACTCGATTTCAGTAATCCGCGATAGTCGAGGGCCGCGACACCTGCATCAATGCGCACCTTCCATGCGACACCATCAACAGTAAAACCCTCCTGCTCCTCAAGATATGGCGTATCAATACCGTCAAGATAAGCGACCTCTATCGTGTCCATCCCCTTAGCTGCGGCTACATACCATTCCTTGCTATTGGCCTTATCAAGACGTGGCTCAACAATTACTTCTGCCATATCTTTCACCACGTTAATGATGCCGGGGTTCTGATTGATAGTGCCCTCACCATCAACCGGAAAGAGTGATGACGATGACAGAATGGCGCGATGTGCGGCAGACTCCAGCGCGGCGGGGACCAGGACAAATGCGGGGGTAATATTCAGCGAATCACCGTTAGCGTCCTCCTGGAGGCGCATCAGCTTACGGGCTTCGTTAAGCCCCTCCATGTCCATATCCTTCGCAATAAGATTTTTATGATCGGCATGGAATAGCGCCTTACCATCCGTGAATTTGCCATTGCCGGTTAACAGGAGATACACCAGATTACCTACTGTTCTGGCGGCTGCACGCCCCATCGCCATGGGGATTGTAGTTAACTGGGTCAGGTCATCGTTGATAATGGCCTGACGGGTAACGGAAAAAATATTCCCGTACGTGGCCAGCGCAATAGGCACACCTTTATCGCTGGTGGTGATGTATTTATATTCCGCGCCTTCCGGTACTTTATCCAGCTTTGAAAAACCATTCAGACCAACGCGCTTTGCTTCATGAAAGTTTGAAAGCGATCCGGTACGCGTCCATTTCTGGAACGTTTCGCCGCTGTCCTGCCAGCCTTTCAGTACAGATTTTTCAGCCCCACCAGCCAGAATATGAGAAAAATCGCTGCTGCTGTGTGTAAAAGCCGCATTAACAACCTGCGAGCGATTAATAAAACCGTTCACAGTGATACCACGATCAGTTAGTGATGCCTGGGCCATTTCAAAAAGGCTCATCATCGCGTAAGGATTTCCCCGCTCAGGACGCTCATACCCAAGACGGGAATAAAGCCCTTGGCGAATCGCATCGCCTGTTATGTTCCCGTTTCCGGCATAGATATGAGACGGAATATTTTTATTGGTTGGTGTGTGGTTCTTACCCATTTCGTTAAGCAGGCGTTCACGGGCCATTTCCAGCGTACAGGACGCATCTTCAAGGCACGACATTTTGATCCCGTCGTACTGGTTGCCGAACACGCTAAAAATTTCTTTAATGCCGTTAATGCGCTCCTGGTCGCCTGTAATGGTGTTTTTTGCCTGTGATTTCGGCGGGGTAATCATTCCCTTAATGGTTTCCGGCATATGTAAAAAATCTCCTGTACGTTTCGATTCAATTCGCGCCATTGCTCTGACAGATGGCAACAATTCATCAGCAAAACCGTGCTTAAGGCATTCTTTCCCATCCATCCAGGTTTCATCTTCCAGCATGGTGGCAATTTCCTGTGCTGATTTGCCCGTTTTTCTGGCATAAGCAGGGATTAACACGGTTTCCACCTTATCCAGCAAATCAGCATAATCACGCATATCGCCAGCATTTCCGCCAGAGATACCCCACGGCTTATGGATCATCATCATGGCGTTCTCCGGCATAACAACGCGATCGCCAGCCATTGCGACGACCGAAGCCATTGAAGCCGCCACGCCATCGATATAAACCGTAATGTCTGCCGGATGATTCCGTAGCAGGTTATAGATGGCGATACCTTCAAACACGTCGCCACCTGGTGAATGGATCCTCAGATTGATATGTGAAACATCGCCAAGGGCTTTCAGGTCTTCCGTGAACTGCTTCGCGGTAATACCAAAGCCACCAATTTCCTCATAGATGGATATCTCCGCCGTTCCGCGAACATCCGCCGCTTTAATGGTGTACCAGCGATTCATTGCTCACCCCCAGATGCAAAACTATTCTTATCAAGCCACGCGTTAACTGCGTGTCTGACAATCTGCGCCACACCTGGTAATGGTTGGTCAGGATGATGATTTATATGGTCGATCCTGTACTGCTTAAGGCGCATAACGGTCTGCGCATCCAGATGAACGGAACCACCCCTGATATCGCCCGTGTTCAGGTCATTAATACAACTCACAGTAACTTCCTCTTACTGACTAAACTGTGCACATTATTGATCGATAAAAGTGGTAGATAAATATATTTCTATCATAAAAACAGATTAATCAGATTCAGACACAACAAAGCCGGATTGCTCCGGCTTCTGTTACTCGTTGCTTAAAACGGTATGTTATCCCCGTACGGATCATCATTTCCCGCCTGTTGTTTTGCTCTGCTCAGTGCATCAGTAGCCTGCCCCTGTTGGCCTTTTTTGCCGCCCGGTCGCGCCGTTCTCGCACTGATTACGCTGTCTGCGATAACCTGCCAGCCCTGCCGCGTTTCGCCGTTCTGGCCTGTCCACTGGCTTACCTGCATGTTACCCGCCACGCTCACCAGTTCGCCTTTGTGGTGCTTTGCCAGTGCGTCGGCCTGTCTGCCAAACGCCAGGACAGATAACCACATCGTCGCCGTTCCGTCATCTGCCTGGCTGCACGGCAGGGGAACCGCCATACTCGCCATCGCCATTTGTGTCCCTTTGCTGGTGGTCTTTAACTGCGGGTCAGCCACCAGCCGCCCGTAAGCCGCTATCTGTGCTGTCATGCTGTCTGCTCTCCGGTTTTAACATTGATGGTTGTCACCTGTTCCGCTTCGGCAATCTCCCGTTCTGTCAGCGTGGCAAAGTTTGCTGCCGCCGTGGTCATGAATGCGCTTATCAGTTCAGGATGTGCTTTCGCGTATCCTTCTCCCGCGTTGCGGTCGATGATTTTTATCGCCACCCTCAGCCAGTGCTCTGTAAGGTCAATGGCGCGGTTATGTGATTTCTTCTGATTGTTAAATTTTCCTGATGTGTGCATTTTTATTTTTACCCCCTCGTTTAAAAAGTTTTGGACCTACCCCCACCTTGTCTACTCTGTCTACCTGATAGATGCTCAGGCCAGTAATGACGCGGGTTTAATGGATGTAGACAGTAAAAAATCGCTATCTACCTGATGTCTACTCATCCCTCCGGCTGGCTACAAAAACAGGTAGACAAGGTAGACAGCTTGTAGACAGTAAAAAAAAGCTGTCTACCTAAATTAATACACTGAATTAAAACAACTTTTATGTAATCAGGTAGACAAGGTAGACAGCAATTGCCAAAAATTATAAAAACGCGTCGCAATCGTCGGTTGTTATTGCGTTAGTCTGCGTTACCCCATTAATTTTCCGCGTAATATATTCATGTCCGTAAACTTTTGCGGCAGGCTTCATCGCCTTGCCAAAGTCATTTACGTTTAGTGGTTTGGTCCTGCCTGCGTATGCCATAAACGCCAGATAGACGCGGTAAAGGCTGTTTCTGGTCGTGTACTTCACAGAATCGCCACCGCCCCCCATCATCAGGCCACGTGCTTCCTCCAGAAAATTCAGGAACTGGCAAAACTCAATAACGGGATCCGTTTGCTGCTTTATCGCCAGTGCTTCATCACCGTCACGCTGTTCCAGTAGTAAAGCCCGCGCCTTTTCAGAGTCTGCAAAGTTCGCCAGTAATCGGCGGATAATGACGGGGATTTCAGCCGCAATCTTTTCCGGTAGTTCCCTGTCTTTTTCGGCCTCGTTGACGATATTGTCGAAACGGAAAATCACGCGACGACGTGCCACGCCTCCGGCCCGTTCGGTGAATATCATCGGGTTATTATTGGTTGCCAGCACAACCGCCCTGATTACCGCTGTGAAACGCTTTTCATATTTCGGGTTAATTTCCACGGGGTCGCCGCCCGTGATTTTCTTGATGCCCGTGCCTTCGCCTGTATATTTCGGCTGGTCTGCCAGGACAATAAGCCGACTCCCGACAACCTGCGCACGCCCACCAGCATCATCAAGCGATGTCATCTCAGCGCTTACTGTGTTCTGTTTCCCTGCCAGAAGGCTGGCTATGTGCGTGAAAGTGCTCTTGCCGCTCCCGCCGTCTCCGGTGGCCTCAATAAACATCTGCCAGTCGTACCGGTTCGCCATAATCATGTATAGCGCGGCGCATATACGCATCATCTTGCCCGGATCTTTTCCGGCAGCGTGATCAAGCCATTTATGAAAGTTTGGAGCGTTGTCGCGGATGTTCTCCCCTGGTGCTGGTGCCGTGTACTCAATGCCGTTGTGCGTGGTGATCCAGTTCTCCGGCGTGTGCGGGGAAAATTCCCCCGTTTTCAGGTCAAGCGCACCATTGGCGAACGGCAACAAATCGCCGGACGGCTCCCCCATTGGCTGGGCAATAACTTTTAATGCTTCCACGGCGTTATTGATTACGCGCTTGCTGAAAGTGGCCCTGTGCTCTGAATAGATCGCCACCATTTCGCGGCTAAGTTCCATTGTGCTGACCGGACACCATACCCCGCCGCGCCATACGTGAACGATTTCACTTTCTGGATGCACACAAACGCCATCAAAGCGATCGGCAAGCAGCTGCGCGCGCTCACTGTCCGCCATTTGTGCCAGTTGCGTATTTTTCTGCTCCGGTATGGTAAGCCCTGCGGCAATATTTTCACGCTCAGCATTCAGATAGCGCCGCCAGTTTTCACACTTCTGGACGTGCATTCCTTCGGGGTAAAAATTCGCATCCTGAATGTCTGCCGCCGCCAGCTTCTGACCAATCTTTTTGGTCTCCACTAAATCCAGTTCTCCGGCCTGGTACAGCCTTACGCGTTTTTTTCCATCCGGAACAATTTTCAGCGCATCAAGTTCGGCAAGCTGATTTGGCCCAAGCCACACAGGCGGCACATTATCGCCGGATGCGGGGCCGTCCTGCTCCTGCCACTGTTTCGCATGTGCCCAGGCATCACTACCCGCAAAGATAATCACCTCTGTGTCTTTGTTTTTTATTCCGCGTGGTTGTTTTTTTACGTTCGGTGCCAGTTTCATTTCTTACCCCCTGCGACCAGCATTTCACGGATTTTGCGGATATAACTTGCTGCACGTTTCTGATTTACGGCTTTACGATGGCCCACCAGCGTGAAATCACGCCGGAATTGATAAACAGGCATCACGCAATCATATTCGTAGCCATCACGGCGGTAAGTGATGCGCCGTTCTGCCACGCCTTTTATCGTTACCGTGCCGCCATAGTTATCCCGGAAAATATCGCCGGGACGGATTTCAGGCCGAGCGGGGCCGCTGGCAGTAAAGCCAGAATTTTTCTGTTTCATGGTTTTTATTCCGCGTTTATTTTTTTATCGTGAATTTCGATCGCTTTATTTAATTCGACGATTACCGTATCGAGTAATGAAATAAACGCACCAGCAAGATTAGATTCACGTTCATCTTCCGGCGCATCACTTAAACCATCAAGCCAGATAAGAAATATTTGCCTCAAACATTCACTGTTAGCCAGTGCGTTTTCTGCATGGCTCATTGATTTAAAATAACGGTCATCATGCATGGCTCACCTCCTGACGAATACGGGCAATAAAAATAAGGTGTGTGTGCGGCAGTTGCGCACGGGCTTCGTGCTCACTGGCGGCGGTAACGGTGTGAAGGCGGATGTTTTTACCGTGGCACTGCATAAAGCGCCAGACAAAGTAAGGGCGTGTGAATACAGCCATGTGAAAGGCTCCCAATTTAATGTTAAGGAGTCTCGCTACTACGCTGCTAAACGGGGTGGCGAGACGTAACAGGGTTAGCAGACTGGCAAATTGGGAAACCAGCGAGCGCAAAGGCTCCCCCGTTACGCCCCGCCATAATGCGGGTATGGGTAGGTTTACGGACACAAAAAAACCGCTTATCGGATATGGGCGGCTGTCCGCCAATTTATTCAGGCTGCTAAACCCGGTCGCCATGTGGGCGACACAGGAAGAATACAGCCTCGTGATAATTTTGTGCAAGCGGTTTTTAAGCATGATGTGACCCCTGACGAATACGGGCAGCGAATACAGCAACACAACCAGACGGGCAACGGCTACGCGCTTCGCGTTCCGTCCAGGCGGTTACGTGGATGATTTGATGTTCTGACGCGCCAAAGGCAATAAAGCGCCAGATAAAGGCAGTCTGAGAATGTACGAGGGTAGGGGTAGTAGCCATGTTGGCAGCCTCCTGTAACGTTGGGATATACCCACCGCCGGAGGTCCTAAGCTCGCTGGCGGTGGACTGTACAGGGTTAGGACTACTGGCGTTACAGGAAACCAGCCCGACCGAAGTCGGCCCCATACAGCCCACCATTGTTGAGGTGTGCGTGTGCGCCGATACAAAAAAAGACGCGTGCGGCGTCTGTATCGCCTGTAACTCCAGCGGGGTCCTAATCCCGGCACCCGTTTTATAAGGTGCACGCGAATCATAGCCCTGGCTGGCAGTGGCGATCAACTGGTTTTTCATACCCGCTTTATTCAGGTTGTGCGAGTCCCGCCCTTGCGGGTGTGTGGTATGATTTAACATAGCTACCTCGATACTTTCGCTATCGTTGGTGGTTAGAAGCCCTGCGAGTGGTAATGACACTTGCGGGGCTTTGCTTTTTTAAGTGCTCTTGTGTTAAGGTGACCACCTAACAATGGAAAGGCTAATTCAATAGGTGACCACTTGTCAACAATCAAACGCGATAAAAGCCCTAAAGGGGACGGGCAATCCCCACAATTCAGAATGCGAATTTCTCCAGAGCTAAAAGAGCAATTCGACAAAGAAGCACAGAGCGACGGCATAAGCCTAGCCAACTGGCTTAAAGAGTTGGGGCGCACTGAACTAAAGCGGCGCGGCATAGAACCCAAAGGATAAAAACTATCAGCGCCGTGGTGTGAGGTATTACGGCGCATTGCTATGCAGGACAACACAATGACCGATAAAGAATTGACCAAAACATTATCACCGGCACGGAAAAGACGGCGCAGAAAGATAGAGCATGAATCAGAAAGATTCGCGCCATGTGCTTTTGCCCTTGAGCAATTCCTTAAAGAGTACAGGGAAACGCGCTCATTGCAGGTATGGCAACGAACTGAACCAGACTGATTGCATTGCCCACCAGCCGACAACCTAGTATTCTGGATATGCTCAAGTTTAGTGTTATGCCACTGGCGACCGCCCCCGGTCGCCTTTGTTTTATGTGTCATATGCTCCCCTTTACGCTGCCTTGCCTGAATTAATGCGATCCCGGCTTTTAACCCATTCCATAACCTCGGACAGCAGCCACCCTACAGAACGACCGCCCAGATTAAGACGTGACGGAAAGCGCCCTTTTTTCTCCAGTTCGTAGCGTGTAGTGCGGCACACTCCAGTTAACTTACGACATTCATCCTCACGGATTACGCGATCTTCATTTATTTCACGCATACAAAAACCTACATAAAAATTACGTATATAAACTTTTCTCTTAGCTGTAGATATATGAGATCGGATATTACTTAGATTCTTTTTCACCTCTTAAATTAAAAACACAACCTTGCTAAAGGCTTTGTTCGCTAAGGTTCGTAGAAGCTCGTTAGTGTTTAAAATCGTGTCACGAGTTTTTAAGAGACGCAACAAAAAATGTCGTCATTTGGCACTTTGCTTGAATTATCACATATAAAACAAACAGATAAACCATCGATTATGGAAACAATCAAAAAACAGAGAATAAGAATTCAGAAGAAGACATTTCAATTTTTTCGATGGTTGACAAATAAAAACACAACGAACTTTGTCGATATTCGTCGATTTATTCACGGCTGTAATCTCTTAAAGAAAAAACAGCCGTAATTTGTCAAGAATTTTGAGTGCAAATTCGCGGGGTCATAACAACGATTTTTTCATCATTATTCTGGAGAAGCTCGAGACGTTCTACCCATAGATTAAGAGCATCACGTTTTGCATCAAGATAGCGGGAGTGGTTATAGACTCGTTGCATCCCTGGCATCTGGTGGGCTGTAAGCTGCTCGACAATATGCGGATCCACGCCTAAATCGTTCAGCATGGTTGTAAATGTGTGCCGGATATCGTGTAACGTCCAGGGGGCTTGATTAATTCGTCTGTGCGCTGTTCTTCCGTACTCTGCTACCGAAGATTGTCCTTTCAGTTCACCAAGCAATAAGCCCGTGTGTCTGTTCTGCTCCACCAGCTGCGTGACGAACGGCAAAATGCTTTCCGGTATTGGCCTGAATATGGCGACCTTCGTTTTGCTGTGCTCCTTCGGTACTGTCCAGAGCATTTCTTTAAAATCCCACTCCTGCACCTCAGAGCGCCTTAGCTCGGTGGTACGGCATCCAAAAACAATCAGGAGGCGAATTAGGGCGCTGTAGTACGGCGGGAATATTTTGTCATCCAGAACGCGGAGTAATTCCCCGAGCTCCTTGTTTGTTAGTACGCGCTCGCTCACTTCTGCTTTTTTTCCCACATCACCGACAACCATATCATCAAGAACGTTGCTGATTGCGTATCGTCGTTTTCGGCAGTACTTAAGCGCCTGTTTGCATACCTGTAGCAAAAATCCGGCAGATACTGGGCTTCGCTTTGCCATCTGGTCAAAACATGCCAACCAGTGCCGTAGCTCGCATTTTTCCAGTGGCATAGCGCCAATCTGGCTGATTATGTGTTTATTGATTCGGCTTTTCAGTGATTCGTAGTCAGTGCGCTTTTCCTTTGCATACGATTCAAGCCAGTAAGTGAGCGCTTCCTTAACTGTCACGGGGGCTAACGTATCCTGTACAGCACGATTAAGCTCATAGCGCGGATTTTTCCCCTCAGCCAGCCAGGCGCGACACTGTGCCGCTTTTTCCCTGGCTGCTTTAAGGCTCAGATCGGGATAATTGCCCAGCCTCAGACGTTCCGGTGATACCTGCCTACCAGTTCCGGCCCTGTAAGTGAAATACCAGGTTAACAGGCCATTGGTTGAATGCCTTACGCTAAGGTTGCCACCATCATTAAAAAAGGTGTTTTTTGTGGTTGGTGATCCGCTTAATTTTCGTAAAAGAGTGTCGCTAAGTCTATGAATTGCCCTGCTCAT